CTACGCATAGTTTTTTGTTGTCTTGGCTTTAAATCTTGAATTATATTTTTGATAGATGCAACTTTAACCATTATTTCTTCTTCTTCTTTCTTTTCATAGAAGATTTAGATTTTTTGGCTTTAGTTTTTCCTTTTCCGTAGTGATAGGGCATTTTACTTTCCTTTCTTTTTCTTTTGTTTCTTTAGAATAGCTTTTTGTAGAGCCATTGGTAGTTTCTTTTGTTTCTTTGTTAGTGCCATTTTTAATCCTCTCTTGATAATGAGTAAAACATAATAGTTCTAACATACCATATCTATAATTAAAACCTATACAGGCAAATTTACCACAAAAACATTTCTTCTCACCATGTTGTTGATGTGTCCAATTATAGAACTCGGTAGTAGATACTGTTCTACCTTTTACTTTTTCTTTTTGCGTAAGTCTAAGTCGTGTTTGCGACTACCTCTTAGAAAGGAGTTTACTCTACCCATAGCCCATGCCGCCATAGGAACTCTACGACTACCTGCACCCAAAAACGCACCCTGTCCTCTACGATATACTTTTGCTAGTGTTCCATAAGTATATCTTTTAGATGCTTTTGCTTTTCTTTTAAGTGTAGCGACTGTACTAGCTGATAAAGGTTTTCTTCTTACTGCCATTATGCTTTAGTCCTAGCTTTGAGTAATGATAACGGGATGCGTTTACCTGCTCTATAAAGTGCCGCCACCCTTTTGATTAATGATGCTCGTCTATCTCTTTTAGCACCTTTTAGTCCAGATAAATATTTCTTGGGTACTTTAGTTTTTTTGTCTTTTGGAACTCTACGCTTCTTCAATTTCTTCACCCTCTATTGTTGGTGTTGAGAATTGCCCAATATTAACTGCCTTCGCTTCTATCTCACTATCAATAGTATTAATCTTTTCATCATCATCTACTACGGCTCTGGCGATTTGTTTATCGACTTCTTTTAAGAAACTATCAGATTGAACACCACTAGCTTTTGCCATTTGTAGGAATTGTAAGTCAGATGCATAATCTCTAAGGTTAAAGCTATCTGGGTATATTATCTCACCATCAAAAGTTGTGCCTTGCCATTCAGCAAATAACTTCCAGATTTGTTCTTCAGCGTTTTGTAAATAATCTGCCTTCTCACTTAGTCTTGCGTTTAATAATTGAAACTCTGTTTGTAATGCTATGCCAGATTGTATTCTAGCTTCGGTGGCTCTAACTGCACCCATATGTGTAATTCTATTAATAGATTCTACTTTCATATTGATGTTATTCATTATGCCATCTAATGACTGTGAAGATGGTTGGATAAGATAGGGTTTTAAGTTGCTGTCTAAATCTTCTGGCATTTCAATAATAGAACCTGCACCTGCACTAGCTTCTACATTAGGTGTCTTTACTAAACTTGGGTGGTTAGATAATCTGATTAGCTGTTCAATCTCTGAGTAGTCGTTATAGATAGCTTTTTGTAATTCAGCTACATCATTCAAATCAGATATACCAATACCTCGTCTTTGAGATTTTTGGTTATATAATATTACAGCAGGAACTTTTCCTAATTGGTTTGGCATTTCATCAATCATCATTGGTTTAGAAGTTGAATAGCCTTTTGTAAATTCTGCAACTTTGTAAGTAGTAATATCTTCCATAGTCCAAACTCTGATAGTCGCCATGTCATCAAATAAATCTTCTAGTAAGGTAAGTGAAGTTAAAACATATTTACCATTGATGCCTCTTTCAAAGTTCCAATTCAATACATTCTCTGGAGTATATAAACTAATGTAAGGTCGGATATCTAATTGTATTTCTTCTGCTCTTGATTGTGTTTGTACCGCAGGTTTATCTAGCACTGCCCAACAAGTACCATAGATGGATGCGTTCATTTGCATTTCTCTAATCACATTGTTAAATGACCTTCCGTCTAAGTCAGCATCATCAAGGAATGAGTTTAACTGCTCATTCCCTGTTAATGCACCATAGTTTCGAGTCGGAGGTACTCTGAACAAAAAAGAAGAATATATTTGCACCACATTTTTACAATGATTATCAATCGGAGTATTCTCTGCTCGTTTTAAATACTCCTCATCAGTTTCTAGGATATATCGGTTAAGCTGATAGCCGTCTTGATAGTCCTGTCCACCCAAATAGGACATCAAATGAAAGTGCCAATCTTTAAACTTTTCTTCGTAGTGTTTATGTTTTTGTGTTAAAAATTCTCTACTGTATAATGCCATTAACTCCACCTCTGGGGTTTGCTAGGTGTAAACTGTCTTTTGACAGGATATAAATACTCCACTAAATATCCTAATGCATCATTCATGTGGTCGTAATTATTGTCCTTATCTGGCACAGTCGTTCCTTCTTTGTAAATTTGTCTTTCAATGCTTTTTAACATAGTTTTGCATTTTTTTGCAATAAATAATGTTCTGTCGCCTACTCCATTCTTTAGTTTGGTGTTCACCGCATTTATTCTATCTCTAATCAGCGGATGATTGTTTCTTACTCTTAAATGAAAACCTGCGTTCTTAAGTATTGCTAAATCTGTGACACCACCTGCTGAAGTTTTTCTTTGCTTTGATGCAGGGTCGGGATATATGAATATGTGCTTATCCTTAAATCTGTTTTTGATTTCTTGAACCATTTCGTCAGTATTACTACTGTAGATAACGATTTCATCATATACATAAATATTATTTCCTTTTAATTCCGATATAACTGCGGACATTGGGTCAATGTTAAAGTCCATACCTATATGGATTTCACTTGTTTCTGGTTTGTATGTTTCTATGACGTTTTCTTTCCTATCAAAATTATAATAAATCTGTCCTGCATAATTAACAAATGAACCCATATATTCTTGTTGGAATGTTCTTTCGTCTAAGTCTTGTTTTGCCTGTTCTATTTCTTGCGGTGAAACCCTGCCGCCATCTAAAGTAGTAAATTGAAATGATGCCCAATTTTCTACATCCTCATCAGCTTTGGTAAATAAATTATAACTCCAGTTTCCATAACCTCTAGGAGTACCACAAAATAAAGCTGAACCATTCCTATCTGATAAAGTTGGGCGGAGTATTTCGTACCAAGTATTCTCTCTAATATCTGCGAACTCATCCATAATTAAAAAATCTAATCCTACACCTCTAAGGCTATTTTCATTATCAGCACCCCTTAATGATATAGTTGAGCCATTTCTTAATGTAATAGTCAAGTCAGAGTTATTGACTGATTTAATCCATTTATGTGCGGTTAGCTTTTCTATTAAGTCAGTCCAAACAATCGTCTTAGCCATTCTATAAGTTGGTGCAACATACCAAACCTTGCGTTTAGGATAGCGGCTAAACTTAGCTATCTCGGTGACGGATAAGAAAGTCTTACCCCACCTTCTACCTGCTATGATAACTCTAAATCTTTTATCGCAATCTAATACTTGTTTTTGAGGTTTACTTAGCGGCACTAATCTACGCTAAATGGTAGTGGTTCATTATCATCATTAATAGTTCCACCATCAGATTGTCCTAATTCGTTCTTCCCTAGCCAGATAGCCATAGCCGCATTTCCATTCTCAGCTATCTTCCATTGTATCTGTCGTAAACGCAATTTTTTCATGCTTCTGCCTTTTGTAAGATATTCGGAATAACCCTTCCTAATTGTGCCTTCACTACATCCAAAGAAATCTGCAATCTCAACATTGGTACATCCAAATGATGCTAGTTTCTGAACTTCCTCCCCATTGATATTTAATTTCGGTCTTGCCATATTGTCCTCTTTCTGTGCGTAGAGTGTACGCTAATTGGTTTATATCAATAATAGACACTATTAATCAATTTATTTTTTCTGCCTTTTGTCCTGTAAAATCTTCCCACCTTTTTATAATTACATCTACATACTTAGGTTCATATTCCATCATATAGCAGGTTTTTAATTTCTTCTCACAGGCAATCATAGTTGAACCACTACCGCCAAAAACATCTAAAACTTTTTTCTTGCTAGGTTGGTCATCTAATGCCATAGTAATTAACTCTACAGGTTTCATAGTAGGATGAACTGTATTTTTTTGTCTTTTGAGTTTCCATACATCACCTCTAAGAGTTTGTTGTCCTCCAAAATCACCATAATAATAAATTAATTCGTGTTGTTTATAATATTTATCTAAATGCTGTGCAGGATTAACTTTATCCCAAACTATCATAGCTTTAGGTTTTCTTCCTATCTGTTCCATTGCTTTTTTAAATAAGTGATTATACTGCCAAGAACAGCAGACATACATCGTTTCACAGCTATACAAAGTTTGCGTTAAAAAATCTACGAATGCATCATCATTCATTTTATCATTTTTAATTTTATCTCTTTTATCTTTAACACCTTCATAATCAATATTATATGGAGGGTCAGTAAACACCATATCTGGTCTAGTTCCGTCTAATAACTTTTCAATAGCATCTATACTTGTACTATCCCCACACATCAATCTATGTTCACCTAATTTATAAATATCGCCTAATTTAGAAATAGGTTCTTCTGGTGTTTCTGGAACTGCATCTTCATCTGTTAGTCCTTCTTTTTCACCTACAATTAATTTTTCTAATTCATCAGCATCAAATCCTGTTAGTTCTAAATCATAGTTATTATCTAGTAAGTCAGTAAATTCTTGAATTAATAAACCCATATCCCAATCAGAATATTCATTAGTTTTGTTATCAGCTATTCTATATGCCTTCGCTTTTTCTGGTGGTAAGTCAGCAATAGTCACAGGAATAGTTTTTAAGTTTAAAGACTTGGCGGCTTCATACCTACCATGTCCAACTATAATAACTCCTGCTCTATCAACTACTATGGGTTGTTGAAAACCAAACTCTTTAATTGATTGTGCAACTTTGTTTATATCGTATTTGTGTCTAGGGTTTTTCTGATAAGGTTTAATATCAGATATTGCTTTATCTTGTACTATCATTAGTGGATTGTTGGGTTTGTTGTGACTTGTAATCCTAACATCTTCATGGCTAAAGTAAGACTTTGTTCTGCTTCTTCTTTGGATATGTAATTACCAAAATTAACATAAGCAGTAAAACTTCCGTCATCATTTTCTACAATAATATAACTTTGCGGTTGTGACATAACTGTTTTCTCATATTGATAATCCAAATGTAGTTGTTAGTGAGTATATTGCAACTATGAAAGTTTATAATATTACTAACAAATCTATCAGTTTTTTTCTTAACCTGTTTAAGTTTAATAAATATCCCAAAGGCATTGACGAATTTGTAGAAGTAGAATTTAAAGAAAAGGATAGAGTGTGGGCTAAATTGCATTTTTCTAATCGCCTTTAGCAATAGCTTCATCTAATTCTCTGATATATCCAACTGACCAACGCATAGTCTTTAGTCCTTTTTTTCTCATATCAACATCATTTTGAAATTGCCATTCTTTCATTTCTTCCTTTGTTTTTTCTTTAACAGTAGAATCTTCATTTAAAAACCCCTCTGCATTGAGCCAAGTGCTAGGATGTTGTGCAAATTCTTTATCCTTTAACGCATTGTAGTATTGATTATATAACGTGCTAAGTTCTTCTGGTTTCTCAATCCAATCCTTGCTGATTTTAAGGTAGTTCTTTCTTGCCTGTCCCTTACTGACTTTATAACAAATATCATCCCAGAATTTATCAAAGTGTATATATATATTATTTTTATAGGTATTAGGTTTTAGGTATTGGGTATTAGATGGCATATGCGTTGCATCTGCGTTGCATATGCTAGGGTGTTCCATATTTGACCCATTTGGTGTACCAAATTTTTCTTTACCCCACCTAGCTTCTGCACCTTTTTTAGCCTTTTCGTGCCTTTCTTTACTAGCAATTATTTCTTTACTACATCTTTTGTTCTTAATTTGTTCGTTCTCTATGTAGATTTTGCCTTTTTTAATAAGTTCAGATTTAACCCTATCAATATCTTGGTTAAATCCTCTTGTGATTAACTCCCAGATAACAGCGTCATCAAATAACCTGTCATCATTGGTATAAATTAAATCTACTATTCTTCTAAATGCGAGTTCAGCGTTAGCACTGAGTGTCATGCATCCGTTTAACATATCGTCTGGAAAGTACGATACGAATATCATTTTTTTGTCCATTATTACTCCTGTTATAACATCTAATACATTTATATTCATTTTTGAACTGATTAAATTGAATAGACATGAATTTAGTATATTTCTGCGCACAGTCTATACACCTAATTAATTCTTTTTGGTTATTATGGATATATCCTCTGGATTTACCCATCACTTTACAAATTCAACAATAGGGATAAGTACCATTTCTGATGCATTGTCATCACCGCCATTTTTTACTTTTCCCAATCTGTAAAACTTCCTAGCCAAATATAATAATTTTTCTATTGGTATTATAATTATTCCTTCTGTGTAGGTATTAGCATCTAAAATAAATGCGTAGTATTCAGCTTGACTAACAGATATTCCAGATGGTTTTCCTCTGCATCTAAATTCAACTGCTAAGTTTTTTGAACCTTTCCAAATAGAATCTGTCTTAACTTCTACTTTGGCTTTACCCAATATATCTCTAAGTTCTTTTTCTCTTATCTGAGCCTTACTTAAATCAATATCGAATTTATTATCGTCATTAAACACCCCAGATATCCTTTCTAGCTTCATACAGATGTTTACTTCGCCAAATAAAATCATCCAGATTTGGTTGGTATAAAAAGGCAAAGTCTTTAGGTGTGTTGCATATTTGCAACACTTTATCCATGCTTTTTAATCCATTGTTTATTTCAATCTCAAACTCCTCAGTGAACTCTATGGGTTCAAGATGTGATTTACTTGGGGTGACGATAAATAAAAAACATTCAACTTCCATTTTATAGGTTTCTTGTAATGCCTTGCGGTAAAACCACTGCTGAAGTTTATCATAATGGTTGATAGCCATTCTGCCTTTAGTCTTTAAATCATACATATAGAATTTATTGACATCTTTAAAAACAAAGTCGCTAAAACCTCTAAATGGTATTCCTAAGACTTCAGTAAAAAGTTCTTCTTGATAAGAATGTAATTCTTTATCAGCTACTACATCTCTAAATGCTTTAGCTTGTTCAAACATTTTAGGTATTAGTTTTTCATATTTATCTACATCTTCTCTAATAGGATAATCTAAAGTTTCTTTTTTAAATTTAGATAAATATTCTTTTTGGTTTATTTCTTTACCTATCAAATAATCGTATAGCATAGGTTCAACTGTATTTCCTGCAAATGCGGCAGGTGATGAAGTGCCTAATCTTTTATAAATCTTTTCTATAATAAATTGGCAAGTATAGTTTCTATATCCATTTAATTTGGATGGTGACATAGGGAGTAAATCCCATTTCTTAAAGTTTTCTAGTTTCATTATACTCCTCCCAGAGTTCATTAGCATAGTTAATTGGGTCTATGCCTAAATTATCCCAAAAGTTTCTCTCACCTGTTTTAAAAGTCAATTCTTGATGACAAGTAAAACAACAAGGAACAACTCTATCATCAGAACGTATCATAGCACCAATGCGGTGACGACCCTGTAAGTGGTGTGCTTGTATCTGGTAATAATTTAGGCGGTTGTTTATCTGACATGGGTAGCAAGGTAATTCGCATACCCACATCAGAAATTTCTTATCCTTAATAATTTTAGAATGGCG